TCGCTCCTCACCGCCTTTCAGTCGTGGTTACTTTACGACCCGCGCCAATCCCGCGACCAACGTCGCGCGCGCTGGCCCGGTCCACCGCGCAATTCTGTCACGCTTTCAATGCGCTACTGACACCGTGAAACAAGGTCAAGCTGTTGAAATGCCTTGTCCGCAAGCGTTGTGTAGCTGTATCCGCCGAGGGATTCGCTTTGTAGGTTCGGGTTGATGCCACGGGCCTGGTAGACGGCAACGGCCAAAGCCGCAACCGCCTGTTGCACGGGGTAAGGCACGGTCGAGTATCCCGCCTGATAGATAACCCGATAGTTCCTATAGCCGAAACTGAACCCTTGCGAACTCACGATTTCCCCAATGTCAGGGTTGTAATCGAACATGAAGAAATTCAGGCCGAACATTTGCAAGAAAGCGTAGCCGTACCAACGGGCCTCCAGTGCGCCTTGCGGGGGCCTAAGATCGGCAATCGGCCACGTCCCGAACATGCCCAGCGCCGTCGCCTGCCATCCGTAAGAGCCCGCATAGGTGTTGACGGCTGTTGCCAAGTCGGACAACATCCGCATTTGCGCTATCGTGGTCGGGCTGCCGCCGTTGATCGTTACCGATGGCGTTGCCGACGTAACAGGGCCTACTACGATGGTCGTTTCAACGCCATTTTTGGCGGATACCATCGTCAGATTGTTCGGGACTGACGGCGAGGCTGACGTGCCGTCCAATCGCCAGCTTGCACGACTGCAACCCGTGTCGCTCTGGTGAATGCCGAGGCAGTTCACGGGATTCGTAGCGATGCGCAGGATTTGCGTAACGGGATATTGGCTTAGCAAGAGGTTCCGTGCGCCCGATCCGTCTAGCAACTCGTCATAAGTCGTCAACACGAAATCCCGATTGCACCACCTTACAACCGTGTCCGAGGCAGCGTTAAGAACATCAGTCATTACCGCATTGTCGGCTGACGGGAAATTCGGAATCAGTTCCGTTGCACGGGAAAGCGTAATCAAAGCCATGCGGATATTTACGCTTGGCAACTCTATTTACTACATGAGCATTTCGATTGTTACCACGACCAGAGGACGACCAGGCTGCTTTGCTCTGCTGGAAAGATGGGTTGCACGGCAAACGGTTCAGCCCGTTCAATGGTTAGTAGTCGGCGAGGATCATCAGGGCTACCGCTTCACGATGGGCCAAGAGATCATCAAGCGGAAAAGCAAGAAAGACACGTTGCCGAGTATTTGCGAGAACTGGCTAGCGGCCATCCCGCATCTCAAAGGCGACAGAATCCTCGTGATGGAAGACGATGATTATTACCACGAGGAATATATCGCCACGTTAGCCCCGCTCTTAGATGACGCCAGGTTAGCTGGCGTCAAGGGAGACCTCTACTATAAGCTGCCGATCCGCAAGTACCAAATGATGGGCAACCAGCAACACGCCAGCTTAGCCGCTACCGTGTTCACGTCCGAAATGATACCGTTTATCGAACGGTGCCGACTTCATAAGAGCGTTTACATTGATTGTTACCTCTGGTCCGAGGGTACGGCTGACAACGCCGATTGGCGCTTGATTCCGAACAAGGCGAAGGACGGGAGAGCGTTACACGTCGGCATGAAGATGATGCCTGGTGCGAACGGCCTCGGCATGGGCCATCAGGACACGGGGGCCTCGGACAAAAGCCTCGCCATGCTTACAACGTGGATCGGTGCCGCCGATACCAGGCTCTACCGCTCCATTCCTCAAGACGCCAAGGCGGATTGGATGCCGTCATGAGCAACGTAACATTTCGTCACTTCGGATCGGTCGGCGATATCGTCTATTCGCTGCCGACGTTGATAGCGCTGAAAGAGCAAGCGGGAAAGGGCGCAACACTCTACCTCGAACCCGACCACCCAGGCAATTTCCGTGCAGGCATCGATCATCCTTGCGGCCATTTCTGCATGACTAAAGAGTATGCCGAAAGCCTGATAGCATTGCTTGAAGTTCAGCCGTACTTAGACGAGGTAAAGCTGTACAACGGGGAAGAGGTTGACCATAACCTGAACATCTTCCGCAATTGCGGCCATCCTCTCACAAGCGGGAACATCGCCCATTACTACGCCATCGTTTTCGGTACGCTGTCGGGAATCGGGAAGCCTTGGCTATTCGTCGATCCCGACCCCGCCTTTGAGGGCATGTTGCTTGTGAATCGAACACGGCGTTACCAGAATCCGAACCTGTCTTATGCGTTCCTTAAGCGATACGAACATCGGCTAATCTTCATCGGACTGCAAGACGAGTACATTTCTTGGCGCAAGCAATGGCACATTAACGTACCACACTATCAGCCAAAGACCTTTCTTGAGGCTGCAAGAGCTATCGCCGCTTGCAAGATGTTCGTCGGCAATCAATCATCTTGTTTCGCCATCGCCGAGAGCCTTAAGGTTCCTCGCATCGTCGAGGTATGCCTGTTCTGTCCAAACGTCGTGCCCAATGGCGAGAACGGATGGCAAGTCGTGCGCAACGATATGTTTGAAAATATAGTAAAGTACGCCGTCAAATGGTGATGGTTTACAATCGGTCTTTTCGTATCTGGACACAAAGGACACAGATTGGGGCTACAACCCCTCACTTGTATCCATGTGGTCTACTAATGTCCAGCTTGACGGCACTTTGATAGCCCTATAAAATCTCTCAACAGGACACAGATAATGCGTTTACAGTTGAATCTGTAACCTTTGTGCCCAAAAGAGATTTCAGGGTATTGCCATGAAACTTGAACGGCGCTTGACCTCAGACGACAAGGCCGCATTGCAGTCCTATAAGGACAAATGCCAGAGGGTAAAAGACTTTACCCTGGCCTGCCTTAAGGGAACAAACACGGGCCTCGGCCTCTTTGGGACGGGCGGAACGGGGAAGAGTTTTTCAATTCGGGAAACTCTGATTGAACGGCACATTGCCGAGATTCAACCAGAGCATACCCAAATGTCCGATGACGACACGGACGATGAAGACGAGGAAGAGTGCGCCGCCTCGGCCTTAGAATTCGGCTACGATAGCTACGTCATCCATCAGGGACGTATCACGGCCAAAGGCGTCATCAAGGAAATGCAACGGTTCCCGAAAAGCCTGCACTTGATCGAAGACGCCGAAACCCTTTTTGACAGCAAAGACGCCTGGGGAGTATTGCGGCAAGCGTTGCATTCGCAATCCCATTCGCTCCATCCGTCCCGCCGTTGCACTTGGAAAACATCGGTAGAGGTCATCGACTTTTACTTTCACGGTTCGCTTATCATCGTCGGCAATCGTCTCTTGCCGAATGACATAGCCGAGGTTGAAGCCGTCAAGACACGCTGCCCGTTCCTGAATTTCGACATGAGCAACGATGAGATTATCGCCAAGATGAAAGACTTGTGCGAAAAAGGGTACAAGGAAATCTCGGCTGCCATGCTCTCTAAGGACGACTGCTACAGCGTCTTGGAATACATGCTGAACGTCATCAGCCAGGATGCTCGGCTCTCGGAACGCAAGCTAAACCTGCGCATCCTGATTGCTGGTTTTCGCTATTTGGCTCTCGGTCGCCTCGAACCGTCGATCAAGTGGCAATCGATGCTGTTGGATCAACTGAAAGAGCTAGTCGGATCGGAGAAACGAACCCGCAAGGAACGCATCTACGACGAGGCAAAGATCGCAAAGGAAATCGCTCGCAAGAAATGGATTAGCCAGCATGAAAAGCTAGTCGAATGGTGTAAGCAAACAGGCCGCAACCTGGCCTGGGCGGAAGCCGACAGAGGAAGCGAGGAATACCTGAAAGGGTTCAGGGCAGCCAAGACAGATTATTCCCGAAAGAGCAAGTAGCAAAAAAAAGAGCCAGGCAGTTGCCTGGCTCTCTTAGCTTCATGCTTGATTAAGTACCACGTCCTTGCAGTACGATGAACGGGCTGTAGCTGTAGTGTCCATCGACAGACGACAGGGCAGCCGTCCACGGGCTGCGAATGTCATAACGCCGATAGAACCTGAAGGCTACCTGCAACGTGTTGAAGGCGTAATCGTTGCTTACGTCTGCGAACAGTTGCGGCTTTTCAGCCGTTACAAGCTGGCTTAGATCGGTAAGGATGATATCGCCGACGTTGCCCAGTTGCGGCAGGCCCTGCCATTCGATGACAGGCTTTCCGAAGATTCGCAACGGGAACTTGTCATCCTGGGCGTTGTAAGACACGCCTCCGAATGCGGGGTACGTTGTCACGGTGCCCGCCAAGTTCACGAACGTCATTTGAGCTAGGACGTTGTAAGCCTCTGGGTTCACAAGCCAAACGGCGTTGGCCCGTGATGGTGCGTACAACGAACGATACATCTTAGCCAAGTCGTCAAAGCCGAACATGGCGTTCGTATCGTTGCTCGATTTCGTTACCGTGATTAGTGCGGGCTGGTTCAGGATGCCAACGGGTTGCGTTGTGCCTGCGCCTGCGGTCACGGCCTGATTCTCTTGCCAGACCAATTCAAGGCCAGCGTATCGGCTGATGAATCGGTCAAAGGGCTCAATATTACTGTCCTGCAAAAGCTGGAGAGTAGCGTAGGCGAAAACTACGTTTGTCTGAATGACGGCCTGCACTTGGGTCAGAGCGGGATAGCTTGACGTTGCGGGGTTGCCTTCAGCAAGCCAGTAGCCAAGTACACCACCATGCCGAGAGCCGTTAGCAAGACTGGTTTCGTTCAAAGCGGGAATGTTGAACGTGTCGCCACTGATCGGGATACGCTCGGTCTTTTCGAGCAAGCGAGGGTAGTCCCTTGCCTTGTCCCAAATCTTGTCAGCCCATTCAGGCTTGACGGCGTAACCGCCTTCCGCATTGTCAGTCTCGTTTGCGCCAAGCGGATCGACCTTGATTCGCCTACCGTACTCTTGCAGACGATTTGCGGCCCGTTGGTCGCCCTTGGTGACAAGCCAACTGTCTTTCAACATTTGGCCCACGCACTTGTAAACGTCCTGTTTCGGTTCGGCGGGCACGGTTACGTTAGGCACCGTGCGGGGTTTGTTGGCGAGAGCCTTTGCCATCGTGTTGGCAACGCTCGTTTCTAGCTGGCGTGAAATCCGATCAACCGCACGGGTCAAGGCTGCGTTTTGTTCGGGGGCCTCTTCCTGATGCTCTGGCTGTTCTTCATCGGGTTTCAAATCCTCGGCCTTAGCCTCGGTGAGCGTTCCTGCGGCAACCAACGCCTCGGCCTTCTCGCTATCCATATGGATAACGTCGCCAGCTTCGTTGTTGCCCAACGCTTCATTCAAGATGTATGCACAAATCATTGATCCTCGTTGTTTCAAAAATCTTCATGACCGCCGCCTAATCGCCAGAGCCGTTCATCAATCGCATTCGCCAGATACGCCTCCTAAATGCGGATTGCGGATTCCTGATAGGGACCGACTGTCTTGGGCTATGTAGCATCGTGAGCGCAGATTTTTACACTCTCCCTCGATTGCGCAAGAGGTCGAGTACCTGGCGTGCAACTGCATCGGGGTCGATGGCGATGCGCTCCAGCATCTCCAACGCCAGCTTGTCGGCGTCGATCCTCGGCTTAGCTGGTGTTGTCTTCCCTTTCACTGTCAGCCCCAGCGCCGCAAGCGCCGATGCCTTCAGGCCCTTGCTAACCACTTGCTGCAAGGCATCCTCGTTGCACGGGATGGACACAACCGAGTATTCAAACAGTTCCGATTTGGAAATGATGACGTTGGCATTTGCCCAATCTGGCCTCGCCTTTATTTGCTCGGGCGATGGCTGATCGATGACGAGGGGAATAAAGCCGATGGATCGGCCTCGTAAGATGCTCTGTTGCACCAGAGCGAAGACAAGATCGGGAAGAAAGTCGCCTTGATAATCGGCGGGACGATTGGCGTACAGCGTCTTACTCTTCAATCCGTTCAGAACGCCCTTAATCCAAAGGCTCTTGCCGATGGGCTTGTGGTCGTCATGTTGGTACAGGACGATGGGATTCTTGCGGTAGGTTTCCAGGTTCAAGCCATCGGGTAAGACGACTTCCTTTTCATGGTCAACGGTATCGGTCGTGATTACGTCAACGCTCGCCCGCTCGCCTGCCTCAAACTGTGCCTCGGCTTCCAGATTCTTTTTCCGATAGCTGTAGGCTTTGTCCTTCGGCAGCTTCTTTATCAGTGATTCGAGGTAGCGTGCCGTTTCCTCTGTCGTCTTGAACCCCAGGGGGCCTTCTACCATCGTCTTCGTTTTCTTCATGGTCCTCCTGACGCCTATTTATGTCTGCAAGCATGACTTTCGTTCGGTACATCATTAGTCGTTTACTCCCTCGATAACTTCGATGGCATCGCATCGGCAGCCAGGATGCAACGGCGGGTAGGCAATGTGCGCATATGCGGGGTTGCCGAAATCGACCGTGGCGAAAATGTCATCCAAGGCTACTGTCTTGTTTGCCATCGGCTTGCACTTGTCGCAGGCATCGCTGGACAGAATCCAACGCTTGCCTTTCACGATTCCCGATTCCTTGGCTACCGTGAACTGGGCCGCATGTTGGGCACGGTTCGCCTCGGTAACGGCGATACGCCATGATCGGTAAACCTCGGCGTTCTCGAAAATCGCCCCGACACGCTTTGCAAGCTGATTGTTGTACTCGCCAGCTTGCAGCCCTTCCGTTAGGCTCTGGCGTAGCTCTTTGACCGCAACGCCGATTTCCTGGCTTGTCGTCTCGTTTGTCTCTCGGCAAAAGATCATCGTTGCTTTGTTCACGCCCTCTTTCAGTTTCGGTTGCGTGACGTGCAAGAGGTCCGCCGTCAACCCGATCCTGCTTGCCGTCTTCTTTGCTGAATCGTCGGCGTACAGTTGCACCACGGGACGTAGGGCCTCGTACATTTCCTTCGACCAATGTTCAGCGTTGAAGAGGTCATCAAGGCTCTTGGTTTGCAAGTCGTCAACGTCCTTAAGACGTTCGGCCATCG